ACAGAACTGTCAGGATTTGGAGATGATGCAGCTTGCCAAACAGATAACGTATAAACAAACGTTTGCAATTCAACCCTACTATCCGGATTTGCCTCCTCTTGAAGTCGGAACACCGTTGTGCTGGGGAGTTGGTGTACGCGACAAGTATATCGTCACCGTTGGCCATATAAAACATAGTCACTACTGGGTTGGTAGATTGGAATCGGGAAAGTGGAGATGGTTTGAGGCTCATCGAGCAGCTAGTGCGGTTTCTCACGACGTGTGTATGCTTAAGATTACTGATAAGACATACCAGAACCACACAAACATAGTTGACCGATTTGTCAAGGATAGTGATTTAGCTCAGTTGGTTAGTGATGGTGCCACGACAGTCGTTCCGGTTGAACGAACAAGTTTGAATGACAGTGATCGCTCAGTGTGGATGGTCTCGATGTCAATTCAGGCAAGAGTCAAGCATTTGGGTGTACCAGGACAGACGAGATGTAGTCATGATGTTTTCACCAATGGAGCAGCAGGATCATGTAACCTCACGAAGCAAGGTGATTGTGGAGTACCATATTACCGGTTCTTGAACGGAAACAACAGGAAAATCTATGGCTTACATCAGGCAGGAAGTCCCACTCAGGCGTATTGTGTATTGGTCACCCAGGAGATCTTGGAGTCATTGATTGATGCAGATGAACTACAATCATTCGAGCCAGAAGTTGTCAAAGTTCTTCGAGAAGATCATGGTTGGGAACTGTTGTTGGATGGAGAAGGAGAACCAACACAAAGAATGGATGAGACAGGATTGGATTGGATTGGAAGCTCCACGAACAACCTAATGGTTAGGCCTCCAACCAAAACGAAACTGTATCGGACAGGAATCGAAATCCCTGACTTTGACAATCACGAACCATCAGTGCTCTCAAAACACGATCCAAGAAATCCAAATTTTCCATACATGACGAAAGGACTCAAACTATATGCCCAGGAACACAAGAAAATTGATCCTCACGAAATTCGAATGGCTCTCCGTTTTGTTGCCGGACAGGTTATTTCCTTGATAAGATCCTCAGGAAAAACGCTCAGAAAATTCACTCTCATTGAGGCAATTAATGGACCATGTACATCGGAATATGAAACTTCTAAACCAGTCAATAGAAGTTCAGCAGTTGGTTTTCCTTACGCTCAAAAATTTCGGCTAGCTGACAAGAAAGACTATTTGTATTTTGATGAAGATAAGCAGATATGGTTGGTACGAAAAGATAAAAATGGAGAGAATCTGCTTGGAGCTATGAATCGACTTCAGAGTGATGCTGCTAGTGGAAGAGGAAGAGCAGTCGTATTTTCCTGTTATGGGAAGGACGAATTAGTGAAGAAGAAGAAGATTTATGGTGACAAGGCAAAGACGCGAGTGTTTATGAGTGCACCATTCCCATATGTATTGTCTCATCGAAGATATTTTCTCTCAGCATTTGAGCGCATACAAGAAATTTTTCGAGATATTCCAATTAAGATCGGAATTAACGCAAAAGGTAGAGATTGGGATGAAATGTATCATGATATGTCTAGAATCAGCTCATACGGATTTGACACCGATTGTGCTAACTGGGATGCTAACATTAACCCCATTTGGCAATCAGAGATGACTGATAATTTTTGGAACCCGATGTTTCAAAAGCTAGATCCGCACTGGACACCAAAAGATGATACTATTCGAAGATCTTTGCATGCTGCCCTCGAAAAACCCGTCGTTATCACTGGAACAAGAATCTATCAACTGCCTGGAGGTCAGGTGTCTGGACAACCCGGAACTGCCATTGAGAACTCAATCATCAATTGGGCCTTGAGCTATATCGTGTGGAGGCGATTGGCAATGAGGAATAACAAGGACTGCTATGATTTCGCTTCGTTCAGGGAGAAAGTTGGATTGGCTGTTTATGGAGACGACATGATCTGTTCAGTAGATGTCAATGAACTGCCGTGGTATAACCGAGTCTCGTACATGGAAGAGGCCGCCACATTGGGATTTGACGTAACAGACGCTCTTAAAACAGGAGAGATTGAGAAGTGGAATCATTTGCAGGATTTGAGTTTCTTGAAGCGTATGTTTCGAGAGGAAGGAGGATGGATTGTCGGACCCCTTGACTTGCATTCGATCATTAAATCCATCTGTTGGTCGAGATTTGAGTCGCGTTCTTATGAAATAACACCAACATTGATTCAAGGTGAAGAATTGAAATGGCCCACAATGGTTGGAAGTAAACTGTTGGAAGATGGAGTTAACGAAGCTATGGCTGAACTGTCTCTACACGGAGAGGAAATATACGACGAAATAGCTGAGGTTGTCTACCCACAAGCCCGACGACTCGGAATAAAAATAAAGTCTAGCTGGATCGCTGAAATCGACAAACTGGGTTTACCGATTGTAACCCCGCTCACCCCTGCGCATGGGGATCGAGAAGTTGATTGCGATCCAGACCTTTGCACCTAGACGAAGCTCTGCCATCTGGTACAAGTGTAAATAAGTCTGTAAAGATATACTGCTTAGTGAAGATACAGCGCTC